TGCGAAAGCGCGGAAATAGAGTCCGGGTGTATTCCGGTTCCAGCTACACTCTGCGATTTACCGCAACGGTGAGCGCCACCTCCGGCTATGCGGGCATACAGGCGGACAATGAGATTGTCTGCGACCTGCTGCGGGCCGGGGATGCTTGGGCTTATGAACCTTATGAGTGTTTTGACGTGGTGTATCCGGGCGGGGTGCGCACCAGCTTCGGGCGGATTGCCCGCTCCGGCGTGACGTGGGACGAGGAATTTCAGATTTTCTCGGTGAACAGCGACGTGGATGAAGGCTCCACCCGCAGCGAGGATATTTCCCTCGACTATGATTTCTTTCATTCCCACCTGCTGGAAATCTCCTGCGGGAATGACTACACAGCCAAGGTGATCCCACGGGATATAAACGTCTGGACTGCCCGGCTGTTCTTGGGCGATGCAGATGGTTTTTCCATTCTGTACTATCAGGACGTGGATTCGCTGGTATATTGGGCCAACGAGGCTGCTTACCGGTGGGGCCTGCGCGGCATTGCAATCTGGTCTTTAGGACAGGAGGATATGCGGCTGTGGGAGGTCATGCCGAAGCAAATATAAAACCGAACGGGCGCTTTGCCGCATGGGCAGACGTCCGTTCCCATGTAAAGGAGGATTTTTTATGAAGACTGTATGGAATTGGATTCAGGTGGCGCTTGCCGCTATCGGCGGCGGGCTGGGCTGGTTCTTCGGAGAGATGGACGGTTTCTTTTATGCGCTTATCGCCTTTGTGGTGATCGACTACCTTACTGGGGTGATGTGCGCCATCATCGACAAGACCCTTTCCAGCAATGTGGGCTTTAAGGGAATTTTCCGCAAGGTACTGATTTTCGTCATGGTCGGCATCGGCCATGTGATCGACACGCAGCTTATCGGGAGCGGTGATGCGCTGCGTACTGCGGTGATTTTCTTCTACATTTCCAACGAAGGCGTGAGCCTGCTGGAAAATGCGGGCCACATCGGCCTGCCCATCCCGGAGAAGCTCAAAGAGGTACTGGCGCAGCTCCACAACCGCACCGAGGACGACAAGGACACGGAGGGCAAGGAATGAAGATCTCCGTAAAACTGACCCGCGCCGAGAATACCGCCCTCCTTGGCGCGGGGCCTGTGGAGCTGGATTTGGAGGAATACCTCTGCGGCGTGGTGCCTTCCGAGATTTATGAAAGCTCCCACATGGAGGCGCTCAAAGCGCAGGCGGTGGCCGCCCGTACCTTTGCGGTCAAGCGGGCCATGGCGGGGACGGTGGTGGACGACACCACCAGCTTTCAGGCATACCGCGCCCCTCTGGCAGAGTCCAGCCCCCGCAGCAGGCAGGCCGTGGAGGAAACCGCCGGGCAGGTGCTTACCTATGGCGGCGAAGTCATTGACTGCTTTTATTCGGCCTCAAACGGCGGCACCTGCAAACGCAGCGGAGAGGTTTGGAGCCGGGACTATCCCTACTATGTGAACAAGCCTGATCCGTGGGACACGGCGGCCCGCACAGAAAAACCCACCAATCCCAGCCATGGCGTGGGGCTTTCCCAAGTGGGCTGTATGTGGGCCGCAAAACAGGGTGTCCCTTACAACGAGATACTGGCCTTTTATTACAGCGGCGCTGCTTTGGTGCATGAATACGGCACCGGCAGCGTCGTTGGCTTTGAAGAAGAAACAGGAGGTTTCGCTATGAATCTGCATACACTGATTTTCACGAATAACGCCTGCTACAAGGCAGGCCGCAAGATTACCCCCAAGGGCATTATGGTGCATAGCACAGGGGCCAACAACCCGTGGCTGAAACGCTATGTCGGCCCGGATGATGGGCTGCTGGGAAAGAACCAGTACAACAATCACTGGAACCAGCCCATGGATCGGGAGGTCTGCGTTCACGCTTTTATCGGCAAGCTGGCGGATGGGACGATTGCCACTTACCAGACGCTTCCTTGGGACCACCGGGGCTGGCATTGCGGCTCCGGTTCCAAGGGCTCCGGCAATAATACCCACATCTCTTTTGAAATTTGCGAGGATGGCCTGACAGACTCCGCCTATTTCAACAAGGTTTACAATGAGGCGGTGGAGCTTTGCGCTTACCTCTGCAAGCAGTACGGCCTGACCGAGAAAAATATCATCTGCCACAGCGAGGGCCATGCGCAGGGCATTGCCTCCAATCACGGGGATGTCATGCACTGGTTCCCGAAGCATGGGAAGAACATGGACACATTCCGCGCAGCGGTGAAAGCCAAGCTGGCTGGTTCTTCTTCCGGCAATACCGGAGGCTCTGCGGGCAGCGGCACCCTCTACCGGGTGAGAAAGTCTTGGAGCGATGCTTCCTCCCAGCTCGGAGCCTTTGCGGTTTTGGATAATGCCAAAGAGCTGGCGGACAAGAATCCCGGCTATGCGGTCTTTGACGAAGCTGGGAAGAAGGTTTATCCCTCCGCCTCTGGCAGCACCGGCAGCGGTACCCTTTACCGGGTGCGCAAAAGCTGGGCGGATGCAGCTTCTCAGAAGGGCGCTTTCAATGTGCTGGACAATGCCAAACGCTGTGCCGACGAAAATCCCGGTTACTCTGTTTTTGACGAGGCGGGAAAGGTTGTATATGCGGGCAGCGCAGCCGCTTCTACTTACACGGTGCAGAAGGGCGACAGCTTGTGGGCCATTGCAGAAAAGCGCCTCGGAAACGGCACCCGGTACAATGAGATCAAGAAACTGAACGGCCTGACCTCCGACGTAATTTATGCGGGGCAGGTCTTGAAACTTCCCAACAGGTAAGCATGGTGGGCGGCCCTCCGGGGCCGCTCTTTTCTTTCAGAAGGAGGCGATCCCATGACAGACGCACAAAAAGAGCAGGTGCGCTATCTGCGCTGCGAAGGGCTCGGTTATGGAGCGATTGCCACCCGGTTAGGTATTTCCGAGAATACGGTCAAGAGCTTTTGCCGCCGCAACAACCTCACCGGAGTGGCTTCCAAAGAGCCGGTGGTGGTATGCCGGAACTGCGGCAGGCCGCTTCCTCAATACCCCAAGAGAAAACAGAGAAAATTTTGCTCCGAGGCTTGCCGCCGCGCATGGTGGAAGCTGCACCCGGAGCTTATCCATAAAGCCGCCTTCTATCCGGCTACCTGCGCCCATTGCGGGCAGGAATTTCAGAGCTATGGGAACCGGAAACGGAAGTATTGTTCCCACGCCTGCTACATAGCGGCGCGGTTCCAGAAAGGAGGCACCCATGACAAAGGAACAGTTTGACCGGGAGAAAAAATATCAGGCGGCCCTCGCGGTGGCCCGTGAAATGCTGCAAAAAGGCATCATAAACGAGGCGGATTTTCTGCGCATTGAGGCCAGACTGGCGGCAAAATTCCGGCCTGTTTTGGGCGGTATTTTCTGCTGAAAAGCCTTTCTTTTCAGGGTGGCTTCCTATAACATCAGTGTCCTGAAAGGAGGGCGTATTTATGGAACGCATTATTCAAAAAGTTACCCCGCCCGCGCGGAAAAAAGCGCCAAAGCTAAAGCGCGTGGCAGCCTATGCGCGGGTATCCAGCGGCAGAGAAGCTCCGCT